AGCAATGCCTTACACCACCAGCGAGCAGTTTTTACTTGATGTGATGCGTGGCATTTACCCAAACGTCACCGCCCTCGAAGTTCGTCAGCAGTTGGAATACCTTGCCGACCGCAAACTGGTGGAAATCGACAAACAACCGCACGGCGTGTGGTTTGCCGATATTAACCGTCTAGGCGTGGACATTGTGGAATACACCATAGACTGCCAAGCAGGGATTGCCCGCCCTGAAAAGTATTGGGCGTAAGGGCAGCCTTGAGCGAACAAGAGAGGAAAAAAAAGTATGGCTCCCCGTTCAAGTATCGAAAAATTGCCCGAAGATGTCCGCCGCTGGCTAGAGCGTGCCTTAACCGAGAACGGTTTTTCAGGCTATGTGGAATTGGAAACGCTATTACGTGAGAAAGGCTATTCCATCAGCAAGTCGGCAATTCATCGTTATGGGCAAAAAATTGAACGCCGTTTTAAGGCAATTAAAGACAGCACCGAAGCTGCACGTATTATCGCTGAAGGCGCAGAAGATAAGGAAGACAAACGCAGTGAAGCCTTGATGGGGATGTTGCAATCATCTTTATTTGATGCGTTGGTCGATATTGAAGAAGCCAAAGATGATGAGATGACCCCGATGGAGAAATTCCAAGCCCTAAGTTTTGCAGGCAAAAATGTGGCATCACTCATTCAAGCAAGCACCAAGCTCAAAGTCTATCAAGCTGATGTGAAACGGCGTGCGGAACTTGCCGCTGAAGAAACGGAAAAAATCGTAATTCAGGCTGGCTTGTCGGCAGAAACCGCAGACAAAATCAAACAGCAAATTTTAGGTATTGCATAGTGAAAGATCTGATTCCCTTTGACCCAAATGAGCTACTGTTGGGCTACCAAAAACGTTGGATAGCCGATAAATCCCAGCTCAAAATCGCTGAAAAATCTCGTCGAACAGGTTTGACGTGGGCAGAAGCTGCTGATGATGCTTTGATTGCCAGCCTTGCTAAAAAAGATGGTGGCTCTGATGTGTTCTACATTGGGTCAAACAAGGAAATGGCACGTGAATTTATTGACGCGGTGGCAATGTGGGCAAGGGCGTTTAACTATGCAGCAGGCGAAATTCAAGAAGAAGTGTTGCAAGATGAAGATAAGGACATTCTGACCTATGTAATCTATTTTGCATCAGGCTTCAAAGTAAAAGCCCTTTCCAGCAACCCGAAAAACTTACGTGGTATGCAAGGCGTGGTGGTCATTGATGAAGCAGCCTTTCACGAATACCTTGCGGAAGTATTAAAAGCAGCACTCGCTCTCACAATGTGGGGGGCAAAAGTGCGGTTGATTTCTACCCACAACGGTGCGGACAACCTTTTCAATGAGCTGATTTTAGATAGTCGGGCAGGTAAAAAACGTTATTCCGTACACACCATTACCCTTGATGACGCTTGTGCTGAAGGCTTATATCAACGCATTTGCCAAGTCAGCAAGCAAGAATGGGCACCCGAAAAAGAAGCTGAGTGGAAAGAAAACCTACTCAATGACACGGCAACCAAAGAAGATGCGGAAGAAGAATACTATTGCGTGCCGAAAAACGGCACAGGCTTATGGCTCTCACGTGCGTTGATTGAACGCCAAATGAGCGAAAACACGCCCGTAATCCGAATGACGGCAAAAGATGGCTTTAGCCTTGTACCTGAGCCGACACGCTATCAGGAAATGCTGGATTGGTGCGAAACCACGCTTGCCCCGATTTTGCAAACCTTAGATGAAACGCAATTACATTTTTTAGGCGAAGACTTTGCCCGTAGTGGCGATATGACGTCCTTTGTGGTGTTAGCACAACAGCAAAACTTAACCAAAAGCGTTCGATTGATTGTGGAGCTGGGCAATATGCCTTACAAGCAACAAGAACAAATTGTGCTGTTTATTCTCAAGCATTTGCCACGCTTCGCCGGTGCAGCTTTTGATGCTCGTGGGAACGGGGGCTATTTAGCTGAAGCCGCTCGCGATGCGTTTGGTTCATTGGTGGATTGCGTGCAGTTATCGGAAAAATGGTATCGCGAACACACCGCCCCATTTAAAGCCGCGCTCGAAGATGGCGAACTCGACAGCATTCCCAAAGATGCCGATATTCTTGCCGATTTGCGCTCATTCCAAGTGGTGAAAGGCGTGCCACGCATTCCCGATAAACGAACTAAAAGTGCAGACGGCAAAAACAAACGCCACGGCGACACCGCAATTTCTTTATTGCTCGCTCATTATGCCAGCCGTCAGTTGGTGCAGTTGCCTGTTAAAGCTCACAGTCGCAAACCAAGAGCCAGCCGAAAATTAACGAAAGGATATTAACCATGATCGCATTTGTAACTTTAACCATTTCTGCCGCTGTGCTGATTTTTTACGACAAACCGTTTTGGTGGGTATTTTTATTGCTTGCCGCCTTTGTGGATTATGAAAAATAAGGAAAGCCAATGACACCAAAAAAACAAGACCTAATCCGAGTCATCGCCAGCCGTGCCAACGCCATTGATTATTGGGCGTTTATGCACTACCTGCCGAACCCCGATCCTGTGCTGAAGAAAATGGGCAAGGATATTTCGGCTTACCGTGAAATCCTATCCGACAGCCACGTAGGCGGCTGTGTTCGCCGCAGAAAAGCGGCAATCAAAGGGCTAGAATGGCGCATTACCCCAACAGGCAATGAAAAAACGGATGAGATTTTAACCGCACTTTTCGACCGCTTGCCGATGTCGCATATTATCAGCCAAATTTTAGATGCCACGTTGTTTGGTTATCAGGCGTTGGAAGTGATGTGGGAAAGCAAAGACGGCTTGTTGTTGCCTGTTGCCATTGTCTGCAAACCGCAAGAGTGGTTCGTCTTCGATGAGGAAAACCAACTTAAACTTCGTACCAAAGAGAACATCAACGGCGAAGAACTGCCACCTTATCGAATGTTGCTTGCCACACAAAATGCGACCTACATCAATCCGTATGGCTTGGGCGATCTCTCGCTCTGCTTCTGGGCGGCAACGTTTAAGAAAGGAGGCTTTAAATTCTGGTTGGAATTTATGGAAAAATATGGCAGCCCGTGGCTGGTCGGTAAACACCCACGCCAAGCCCAAATTCACGAAATTGATGAACTTTTGGATAGTATGGAAAAGATGTTGGGAACCGCCGTAGCTGCCATTCCTGAAGATAGTTCCATTGATTTAAAAGAAAGTGCAAGCAAAGGGGCAAGCTCACAAGTATTCGATGATTTCTTACGTTACTGCAAATCAGAAATCGCCATTGCGTTACTCGGTCAAAACCAAACCACTGAAGCGGAAGCTAACCGAGCCTCTGCCACCGCAGGGCTAGAAGTGACGCGTGATATTCGCAACGATGACGCCAGCCTTGTGGAAGGCGTGTTCAATCAGTTGCTGACGTGGATTTGTGAACTCAATTTCAGCGTGGACACCTTACCAACCTTCGAGCTATTCGAGCAAGAAAGCATTGACAAACTGCAGGCGGAACGTGACAAGATTTTGACTGAAATCGGCGTGAGCTTTACCGAGCAATATATCCACCGCACTTATGGTTTTGAAGACGGTGACATCATTATGCAAGCGGTCGAAAAAGCGGAAAAATCTGCCAACACTGCCGACTTTGCCGAACCTATCCCCAAAAGCGTGATTGAAACCATTGGTGAACAGTTGGAAGTAGAAGGAGAAGCCGTTGTTGAAACTTGGCTACACGATATTCGCGACCGCTTAGGTCAAGCGGAGAGTTTGGAAGATTTCCGCAACCAGCTTGATAGCCTTATCCCTGAATTGAGCTATGCGGAATATGGCGAACTGCTGGCGTGGGGTTCAACTGCGGCACAATTCGCAGGGCGACAATCTGTAGAAGATGAGCGTGCCAAGTCCCCCTCTTTCGTAAAGAGGGGCTAGGGGAGATTTGTCAATGAAATTCACTTTTGAAAATCAAGTCAAATACTTTGAGAAAAAGCTCAATCTACCAACCAACAGCTATTTGGACGTATTGGGCGAAGAACACGACTACTTTTTTATGGTGGCAGGAGCCAACCGCAATGAAGTGCTGCTCGCCTTTCGTGAAGCGGTAGATGAAGCCATCAACAACGGCGAAACGCTGGAAGGCTTCCGCAAGCGTTTTGATGAAATCGTGGCTCACACAGGCTGGGACTACAAAGGTGGTAGAAACTGGCGAAGCCGTATCATCTACGACACCAACGTGTACGCCGCCTACAATCGCGGACGGCTACAACAGCATTTGGATTTAGCCGATGTCATGCCCTATTGGGAATATCATCACCACGACAACAGCCACCCACGCCAAGAGCATATTGACTTGGACGGCACGATTTTGCCGGCAAGCGATCCATTTTGGCGTTATTACTACCCCATTAAAGCCTATGGCTGCCACTGCACCGTGACCGCCCACGATGAGGATGATTTGAAAGAGATGGGTAAAACCGTCAGTCCATCGCCTGAAATCAAATGGGAAGAAAAACTAGTAGGCACACGTTCCGGCAATCCACGAATGGTACGTGTACCGAAAGGCTATGATGTAGGATTTCAACCGCATAATTTTGAACGCTTGACTGCAGGGCGAAATACGGACGTGGATCAGCTGTTGTTCAATAAGTTCGTCAATGCCGAGCCAAAACTTGCCAGCCTACTGATTGAAAACGTGTTACAAAATCCGCGTGCCGTGATGATGTTAAACGGCGCGATGAAGTCGATGGTAGATACCGTTGCCACCGAAAAAATGGCACGTGGACAAATGAAAAACGTGGGCATAATCCCAGCCAAAGTGATTGATAAATTGACCGCACTTGAAAAAGCTCCACAATCTGCCGTGATTGCCGTACGTGATGAAGATGTATTGCACGCCTTGCGTGATACCAAGCAAACCAAAGGCATTAACCTGCCGATTGAGTTTTGGGAGCAATTGCCAGAGAAGTTGAGAAATCCAAAGGCGATTTTGTTACAGGCAAAAGAACAGCAACGCAACAAGAATGCGGGCGATGTGCTGCTATTTATCTATGAAACTGAGAAAGGTAAGGTTGCTATCAAAATGGATTATGAAGTCAAAATCAAAGATGAATTAAGTGGCAAGAAACTCGCTCAAAAATTAAATGTAGTGAGAACAGCAAGTGCGGTTGAAGATTTTACTCAATTAGGAGCATTTGAAGTGTTATGGGGTTCATTGCAGTAGTTTGCCTGATTCGAACAGGATAATCAGCCGTCTTTCGACCCTGGACCCTTTCCAGTTGGTAACCCCTACTGCAATGGTTTTACTATACGCCCAACTTATTTTTTAATCAATAGGAGAAAATATGCAATTACTTATTCAAATGAGCGAAGCCGCTTTAACCCTTCAAGAAAGAGAAAAGCAAGCCCCAAGTGAAACAATGCAAGTTATGTTTGAACGCACGCTTGCTTTGCATCGCTCAGAGCTTGATGATAGCGATTATTTTTATCTGTCGGTATTACTTGAGGTATTGAGCTCTGCTAAAAATCGCTCAACTGCAAATGAAAATGCCTTCTTGCGATTCGGTGCAGTAGCCCACGCTTGCAATGAATTAACATCAAGCACCTCCTGCTGACGCAGTTTTTCTTCTGCCCATTCAGCCAGAGCAAGCATTAACGATGAACGATAGCCTGATTCTTTTACACGCTCAAGCATCGAATCAATTTTTTCTTTATCCATATTCGTTTCCTTATAATGAAGCGTGGCAACATTACCACGCTTGCATTTTAGAGAGGAATAACGCCATGATCAAAATCACCCTCAACGACATCCAAGCAGCCGCAAAACTCCACAGTATTGCCCAACAACTGCAACACCCTCGCAAGCTCTATGGCGTGCTGGGCGAAACCTTGAAGAAAATCCACACGGAACGCTTTAAGCAGGAAGTTGATCCTGATGGTAACAAATGGAAGCCTCTTTCACCGCTCACCCAAGAGATAAAAGGCAACGACAAAATCTTAAAACATCGAGGCTATTTATCTGAGAGAACGGCTTACAACTACAATGACAACGGCGTTGAATTTGGTTCAGATGCCAAGTATGCCAGATTGCACCAATTCGGTGGTGTCATTAAACCGAAGAAAGGCAAGCGATTAAAATTTGGTAAAGGCGACAATGCCGTCTTCGCTAAACAGTCAAAAGTTCCTGCTCGTCCGTGGTTAGGTGTTAATTCACAAAATGAGCAAAAATTATTAGAGAAAGCAAAGGCTGTTTTACAACGTCAAATCGACCAAAATCTATAGTATCGCCCAATTTTCAAAAATAACGCATAAAACGCCCATTGTGGCGTTTTAAATCCCATTCGATAAATTATCGTCTAAATCTCCTTGGGCGTGTTTATAAACACCGATAAACACGCCAAAACGCCCCATTCACTCCCTTCTCACTTTCTCTTTCCCATTTTCATTCCTTAAACCAGTTTAAAAGTAACAAGCGGTCGTTTTTTCTATGATGTTTACCAACACAAGGAGAACCGAATGACCCTGATTGAAATTTTTAAAGCAGGCAAACGCCCAGATGCACACGGTACAGTAGTGGAAATCACCCCAGCCGATTTGCAACAGGCGGTAGAAGCCTACGATGTCGCCTATCACGAAGCCCCTGCCGTTATCGGACACCCCACAATGGAAGGCCCCCCCCACACGCGGGGGGTAGGCGGGCGGTGGCGCGGGGAG